AATATAATAGACCGATTAAATATTGTCGGCTATAATGTGGAAGATTTGGACGCTGCACTTAAAGAAATTAGTGCTGCGCAGGAAAATATTTTTTACTACGCCTTCGATTTAACTATATGGACAGCAAAGAAAATGTTTGAAAAGGAATTTTTACGTGGATAACCTTATATTATTAACTGATTCTTATAAAGTTTCTCATTGGAAGCAATATCCCCCCAAAACGACTAATGTTTACTCATACTTTGAATCGCGTGGCGGTTTATATGATGAGGTAATCTTTTTCGGCTTGCAATACTTCCTCAAAAGATACCTTTGGGAGCAAACAATTAGAATGGATCTTACCCAAGCACAATATCTTTTGGATAGCCATCTAGGTCCAAATATCTTTAATGTGGATGGATGGAGATTACTATTTAAGAAATGCGCATATCATTTACCGGTTCATATAAAGGCCGTTCCTGAAGGTATGCCAGTAAGCACCGGCAATGTGCTTATGACTATTGAAAATACCGATCCTGATTTTTATTGGTTGACAAATTACCTTGAAACATTACTTGTTCAGGTATGGTATCCCTGTACAGTTGCTACTATCTCAAGAGCTATTAAAAAGGATATATTGCGGTTTTTAAAAGAAACGGGGGATGAGAGTTTAATTGATTTTAAACTACATGATTTTGGTTTTCGGGGAGTATCATCTGTTGAATCAGCGGGTATCGGCGGATTAGCTCATCTAGTTAATTTTAAAGGAACTGATACTATAGCTGCATTAGTTTATGGTAAAACATATTATGATTCTGAAAATATAGGTTTTTCAATTCCTGCTGCCGAACATAGTACCATAACATCATGGGGTAAGGACCATGAGGTTGACGCCTTTCGCAACATGCTTACTAGATATCCGACCGGTTTAGTGGCTTGCGTCTCCGATTCTTATGATATATTTAAAGCCTGTAGTGACCTTTGGGGCGGTGTTCTGAAGGATGCTGTACTGGCGCGTGACGGCTGTTTAGTCGTTAGGCCGGATTCAGGGAAATTGCCGGAGACAATCATTGAAGTTATCAACCGATTAGGATCTTGTTTTGGATACGAAACTAATAAAAAAGGATATATGGTTTTAAATCCTAAAGTAAGGATCATTCAAGGTGACGGTGTAAATCAACAATCAATTAACCTAATTTTATCTGCATTAAAAAATAAAGGATGGTCTGCCGACAATATCGCTTTTGGAATGGGCGGCGCATTACTTCAAAGACTTGATCGTGATACTCAAAGTTTTGCCTTTAAATGCTCTAATGTTACGGTTAATGGGGAAGATAGAGAAGTATCTAAATCCCCTGTTACCGATCCTACTAAGAATTCTAAAGCCGGAAAACTTAAATTGGTTGTTGTAAACACAGTCAATGGCCCACAATATAGAACCGTTCAACAAAATGTCGGTTTTGAAGAGGATCTTTTAGTTGATGTATTTAAAAACGGGGCTATATTGAAAGAATACACTTTAAATGAATGTAGAGTTAATACTACAAAAACCATATAAAGGAGATACAAATGGATTTCAAATATAAACTTGGTGATTCTGTAAAATGTAAGATTACCGGGTTTACAGGCGTTGTCTACTCGCGTACTCAATGGTTAAATGGGTGTATTACTTATGGTATTAAATCTACTGAACTTGATAAAGAGGGTAAACCATTGGATAGCGTTGGGTTTGATGAACCACAATTACAATTGGTTGAGAAAGAATCTAAAAAAGTTGGAAAAGCTACAGGCGGTCCAGATAGGATCATACCTACAATACGATAAAGGAGATTAAAAGTAATGGAAATGCGAGTATTAGGAAGTGAAAGATCATTGAAAGTCGCCTTACAACATGTCCCCCCAAGTATGATACCGGATGGAATTAAAGGCGGGGATACAAAAATTATATGGAATAGAGATAACCGAGATGAAGTTGACAGTGCTAGAGCAACATTTGACCGTCTGAAGGGTGCTGGTTATAGCGTCTTTGAATGTGTTGGGAAAGAAGGAAATAAAGGCAAGCAAATTTTTACTTTCGATCCTAATGCTGAAAGATTAATGTTCATTCCGCCTCTTCGTGGGGGATGTTAAATGGCTACATCAAATTATATTTGGTATACGTGGAATACCCAATATACAACGGATACTGCTACAACTACTTGGTCCAATTGGAATCAAGAATATGAGACAACAGGTGGTAGTAGTACGACAACTTCTATTACAGTTGATTCTACTTCCGCTTCCTTTTATGAATTAACATGGCATAATTGGAACATAGAGTATGAAAACGAAGTTGTTTATGAACCACCAGTTGTTCACGAACCACCAGTTAATATACAGGAAGAACGACAACGCGCTAAACAGCTATTAGAAGAGCATTTGACGAAAGAGCAAAAGAACGATCTTGCCTCTAAAAATGAATTTGAGGTTGAATCTCAAAGTGGAAAACGTTATGCTATTCAATTAGGCGTAGCCGGTAACGTTTTCAAATTGAATAGAGATAAAAAGAAGATAACAAAATATTGCATCCATCCAACAGATAATGTGGTTGATTATGATGCTATGTTATCTCAATTAATATGGTTAAAATGGAACGAACAGGAATTTGAAAAAGTCGCTAATAAAACACCATTAGCCGCATAAGCCGGTAGTTCAGATAGGGTTATGACGTGCAGAGACACGTTCCCCTATCCTAGTAAGGCTATCCGTATTTAAGACTACCATATAATACGGACATTATCGGAGTGATATTCCGGTCGGGGTTAACCGATTCCCCGTCATAAATAAAATTGGGGTTCGGGGAGTTGCAGGGGGGAGTATGAAAATACTCCCCCTTTTTTTATCTAAATCTTGTAAAAATTACATATATACGGTATAATTTCTATATATTAATATGGGTAAATTACAATATTTTGATCTACAAAATCAAGCATTAGACTTATATCGTCAAGGAATGATATTGGCGGATATAGCGAAAGTGTTAAATGTGAGTGCAAATACGGTTACAACTTGGAAATCGCGATTTAAATGGGATGAATTATGTCCTGATAGGGTAGAAGATAAGGAGAAATCGAAAGAATTACAAAGCACAACTCGCGATAAGGCCGCTGAATTACTTGAAAAGGTCCATATAAAGTTATTAGAAGCTCTGAATGACAAAGAAATAGTTCCTAAAAAATGGCGGGACATTATCGACACTTTAGAATTTCTAACTAGAGATCTATCGCCTGTTAAGAAAAAAGAGCAGGAAATTACGGTCAACGATCTAGACGATAAGGATCTTGACATGGAAATCGCACAATTACAGAAATTGGCAAGTAGACCAATTGATGAGGCTATTGTACTTGATAAGGATGATGTTATAGAACTTGAGCGTAGCGACTAAAAAGGCTTTTGAACAGAAAGCTAAACTATATAAAGCATTAAAAGAGAAGGTAATTAGATTAGCTCGCACCGATCTATCTACGTTCGCACAATATGTATTTCAAGTAGAAAATGCGCCTTTTCATAATGAGTGGCAAAAATTTGTTCAAAAATCAAACAATGGTTTAATATTAGGTTTTCGTGGTTCTGGTAAATCTGAAGCTGTTACGGTTTCCAATACATTATTTGAAATTGGTAGAAATACTAACCATAAAATAAAGATTGTTACAGAATCAGAAGAATTAGCTACAAACACATTAAATCGTATCTCCGCAACCATTCTTAGAAATGAACGTTACCATGAAGTTTTTCCTCATGTGCGACCATCCGATATTGGGTCATGGAATAAACATTCCATAACCGTAGAGCGAAGCGAACACCATAGAGATCCTACCGTAGTCGGTTTTGGAGTTACCGCAGCCTCAACCGGGGGACGCGCTACGTTAATTCATTTTGATGACGTGTGCGGTCTTCGTAATACCATCGTTCAGCCTGGATTAAGGGAGCAAGTTAAAGAAGCTTTTTATTCTAATTGGCTACCCTTGTTAGATCCGTTATTAGGCCGCTGGTATATGACGGCAACTCCCTGGCATATAAATGATTTAGTTACAGAATTACGGAATAATAGAGCAATACCTAAAACAAAAGAAGTATGGGCGGGGAATAATTTTGAATCTCCCTGGCCCGAACGGTTTAGCTCTGAATATTTTAAGATGAAATTGGCTGAAATAAAATTACGTGGGTATAACCGAGCATTTAGGGGTGTAGCTTTATCTGATGAAGAAACATGGCTAAATCCACAAGCAATACAGAGTTGTATAGACCGTGAGTTAAAAGTTTATGATATTATTAGTTCCCCTGAAAATAATTGTTTTACGGGAGTAGATTTAGGGCATAGGGACGGTCCAGAGGCTTGTCCATCAGTTATTTTTACTATAGCACGTACTCCCAATGGAAAACGGATTCCTGTAGAAATTAAGATTAGTTATAGTTCTAATTCTTTAGATATAGCTAGATCTATAATAAATACTTATGAAAATTTAAAACCCCGCTTAATTATGGTGGAAAACAACGGCGCACAGAAATACTTAACTGACGTGCTACAAACGTTGGGGCCGAAAGGTCTGCCGTTAGAGGGACACTATACGACACAACAAAAGGTAGATCCAAATATAGGCGTTCCTAGTCTATTGGCGGAAATAGAAACAGGACAATGGATAATCCCTTTTGGTTCAGGCGGTGACCATGAAGAGAACGTATGTGAATGTGGAACATGTCAATGGATTGGGGAAGTTAAAAATTATCCTTTAGCTAAGATCGATACTGTTATGGCAAGTTGGTTAGCTCAAATTGCCTTAAAGAAAGTGGCTGAAAGGGCCAATAATAGCGGAAATTTTAGTATATGGAGTTGGTAATGATTGGGATTCTTTACAGATATTAATTTGAAGGTGCCTTTAAAAGAAGGAGATAAATGGGAGACATTAGCTCCATTAGGTTATTTTTCGGAGAAGTACGATAAGAATATTATAGTGCCACTTTCCTTTAAAACCGATCTAGCTTCAGTTCCGCGTCTTCCATTTGCATATTGGATAGCCGGGGGAGTAGCCGCAGCGCCAGCAGTAGTTCACGATTGGCTTTATAATCGGGGCATTAAATATAAACAAATTGAGACAAGAAAAGAAGCAGATTTAATATTTTTAGAAGCGATGTTAAGTACAGCAGTTCCTAGATGGAAAGCTTATTTAATGTATTTATCGGTTAGATTAATTGGAGGGTTAATTTTTAAAAAGTGATATACGACAAAGACGGTGTTACCGTATTAACTAAAAGTGAAATTAAGAAAGACATTTACTCAAGCCGTGATATGAGTAAGTATGGTGAATGGAATTGGACTGTCCATCCATCATCATTAGGTAGAATGTCCTATAAGCAGCTAAGATATATTTATGAAGTATCGTCTTCGGTAAGACCGGCAGTTGATTCGATAACGCGTGAAGTATCTACATTACCGTGGAAAGTCATACATAAAGATCATAAATACCATCCAAGTAGTGAAGTAGCCGATATTGTTACGTTTTTAAATAAGCCAAATATCGATTATGAGGATCTACCTTGTGTTTTATCTAAGTTTATAAACGATCTTTTAATTATCGGAAAAGGTTGTATTGAAAAGGTACGAAATCCTTTTGGCGATTTAATGGAGTTGGTTGCTAGGGATGCGTCTTTATTTGCTCCAAAATATAACGAGAGGGGCTTTTTAGAAGGCTACGTTGAATTTGAGCGAGATACTTTAATTGAATTGCGCCTACATCCTAAAGAAAATATTATATATAAATATTTTACTCCGACTAGCTATACATGCGGTTCGGTTCCAATCATAGAAACTGTCATCAATGAAGTTGCCTTAATTATGTTATCAGTTAAGGCTATAGCTTGGGCGTTTACCAGAGATGAAATCCCGCCCGGTATTTTACATCTTGGAGAAATTGGTATGGAAGCTTTAGAACGTGCTAAAGCTAGTTTTGAAGCTAGTAAGGGAATTCCCGCACAGAATAGATTAAGAGTTGTCGATAATGTTGATAAGGTTGATTGGGTACAATTTACACGTCCATTTAGGGAGATGCAAGTTGCCGAATTAATGCCGATGATTGAGCGTATTGTAGCGCGAAATTTTGGCCTATCACCGGTCGAATCTAGCTTATCGGACGTGGCGCGTGGTGTGGCGGAAATGTCATTTGCATCTTCACAATCAAAATTAATTTATCCGATGATGCAAATTATATCTAATATTGTAAACAATGAAATCGTACCTGAATTTAATGAAAATGCATTATTTATTTGGAGCCGCGTACCGCAAGAGGCATTTAGGGATAGGGTAAATGGATGGAGCAAATTAGTTGAAAGTGGGCTTGCTTCCGACAATGAAGCTAGAGTAAATTTAGGTCTAGATCCAGTACAGGGGGGAGATAGCAGATCCGTTAAGTTAGGTAATGAGCGTGTACCTTTAGATCCAACAACCGGCTTACCACAGTACCGTAATCCACCAGCTAATACGAATAGGGATGAGATAGATGAACAAGAGCCTGAACCTGATGGTGAAGATGAAGATTTGTAATGAATTGGCTATTTAATATTGCACTAAACATCATCGTGTAGTATAATAAAGTTGTCAGTTCGGGTCGGGGTCAAACTTTCCTTCCTTAATAGCCTCTAATACCTCACGATTAGGGGCTATTTTTTTATACCATAAAAGGTATAATATAAATTTATACCTTAAAACGGATATGTTAGCGTAAAATGTCGAAAAATGACACCTTACGGTAACAAATCCTATTTGTGATTGAGCGATCACAAATATCATTTGTTCACGTAAAGTGTACACGTAAATATAGTGAACATTTGACTAATTATTAATTATAGATTAAAATATCATTATAAATGAGAGATTTCAATTTTGAAGCATATTGCGATATAGTCAAACACACCGCACCTAAAGGTCTATGGGTTATAGAGGGATTTGCAGCTACTTCGGATCTAGACTCTCAAAATGATATTATAGCTCAAAGCGCGTTAGATATGGGAGCTAAGTCATTAAGTGAATATAACACCGTCTTATATAATCATGATTCAGATAGACCGATAGGCACCGTCTTAGAAGCTAAATCTATAGAGGGGCATTTATTTGTTAAAGTATCTATCTCCAAAACTGAACCGGAGATATGGGAAAAAGTTAAGGACGGTACTTTAAGTAAATTCTCTATAAGAGGCCGGGTTACAGATCATGAGATATTTTCCGATCAATTGACCGGGAAAGAAATCTTTATGATTAAGGGTATGGAGTTATTTGAAGTTAGCCTAGTGGCTGTTCCAGCTAATGTCCATGCTAAAGCACTATCTTGGTATATCGAAAAGGCTATTCGTGAAGACGTGGATAAAGGTAAAACTTATCGACAACCGGGCGAGAGCCTTGCTGATTGTGTAAAACGAAAAGTTAAAATTAATATTGAAGAGGGTATGGATCAAGCACAAGCTGTAGCCGCCGCTTATGCGATGTGCGGAGCTAAAAAAGATATGGACGAAAACCTTGAATATAAAGGTGTTTTTGTGAAATTTATTGAAGCTTTTAAAGAATTTATAAATAAAGAAGAAAAAACGGAATCTACCGAAAAAGGGGGAGAGATAGTATTGGAAAAAACGGACGTTAAAACCGAAGAGAAAACTGAAATTAGCAAGTCCGAAGAGCCGAAATCAGAAGTTAAGAAAGAAGAGCCGAAAGAAGAGCATGTTACTTTGGACGTTGGCGCAGTTCGGGATTTGATTAGCCAATTACAGCAAATCGCTAAAGATGTTATGTCACAATCTGACGCAGTTAAAAAGTCTTTGGAAGATGTTGCTAAAGCGAAAGAAGATATTACGACCGCTAAGAATGATATGGTTAAGATGATTGCAGACCTTAATTCGGTTGTAAAAGAAATTCCTATGCGTAAGGCTCAAGCGCCAGAGGAAGTTAAGAAAGAGGATCGTCAATCGGAGAGTGAATTTGAGGCATTAACTAAAACTGATGCATATCAAAAAGCACGACCGGAAGACAAATTATTTACGTTATTTAGTAAATTACAAGAAAAAGTTAATTAATTGGGGGTGAATCAATAAGAAAATGGGGCCAGATTTAAGTTTGTTAATGAAATCTATCTCTGAATCTAGTGTTAACTCACTATTTTTGGAGCGTGAAATTGACCGTGTGTTAGTTCAGTTAATGGACTATCTCAACCCATTGCGTCAAAATGTTCGACGTGTGCCGGGTTCCGGTACAGGTTGGCAAGGTTACCAACGTACTCCCGGTTTAACTCCCACTAGCTTCTCAGATTCTATCGACGTTGAAGATACGGATAGCATCGAAGAAAAGACCGGTACTTATAGTGAATTGAATTTACCGTATAAAACCATCGCCTCTAGGGGCCGGGTTTATCGGCGTGTTCAGAAAACAGGTAAGACAGTAGCGGATCTTTTAAGGGAAGAAATTGAGGGTAAGGCCAGAGAGTTACGGGATGCGGAAGAGTGGCGCTGTTTTTGGGGTAATTCTCCTACAGTTAACTCTAAGCAATTCCCCGGTTTAAATAGCTATTTAAATAGCCATACCGGTCAGATTGTAGCTTTAACCAATACAGGTACAGGCGTTACCTTAACTTTGGAAGGTCTAGATCAAGCAATTGATTTAAACTTAGGAAATCCAGGGTTAATTTTAACTTCGCGTACCGGTCGTCGTAAATTAAACGCATTATTACAAGCGCAACAGCGTTTTGTTAATATGGTTGAAATAGGTGGTGGATTTAAGGTTATGGAATATAACGGTATTCCGGTTTTGCCGTGTACCAATATCCCTGATACCTTAAACATTAGTTCGGGCGGTACTATTACTGCTTTAACCGGTGGATCTACTACGATATTCTTTATTATCGACACAGCGGATGTTTTTATGTCTGTTCTAACAGAAGCAACTATGTTGCCATTAGCGCGAACCACTTCGCAATATGAAGAGTTCGATATGTTTATGGATGAGACTTTGGTTGTGCGTGATTATAGACGCGTATCTGCCGTGACGGGTGTAAAAGCTCGCTAATAAAAACATTATAGTTCTTTAATTATCAACGGTAGCTGAAAGGTTACCGTTGATTTTTTTTATCTAATAAGGTATTCTATACATATATTATTTTAAGGAGATATTTTGTGTACGTATTAAAACATACAGCGCCAGGACCGGATTATTTTGAAGAGCATTTTTATGATGAGACGGTATCTGTTAAAAATCATATAGCATTGGTTATTAAGGAACATGTTAGGGACGCTCTATTAGGGCCAGCAATGGGTTATGAATTAATTGGAGTTATTGAAGATTCTAACGATCTTGAGAAATTCTTAACTAAACTCAAAAATAAGGAAGAGCGAAATCAGGTAGGTATGGAAGTGCGTAAGAATGTTATGAAGATAGAAGATATCTTAGCGCCTGAAGATCCTACTGAGGAAGAGCAAACTAAAGCTTGGATTGATTCGATAGAATAATGGCACGAAGAGTTTTATGGTCCCCACGCATACATGCATCTAAGGAGAATAAAGATCCTTTACGATGGTGTAAATATGGTAACCATATCTTTACCCCATACAAAGTTTCACCAAAAAGTGAAATTTGTGTGTATTGTAAGCTTGAAAGGCGGCTAGATGGCAGTACGGCAATTTTTAACCGGGCTAACGTATAGTTTATTTTATCATTTCAGGGATCGAATTGGGGATGCCACTAGCGTAGCTACTCCGAAAGTTAATATTTATACCCCCCAAAAGACTTTATATGTAGAGCAAGGTAATTTAACAGCCGGGAGCACAACCGGAGAGTATTACTATCATTTTTTCGCTCCTAGTGGCCTTACTATCGGCCATTACTTTTCATTAGGAACTGGAATTACCGATAGCTCGACTGTCTTTTCTGAATCTGTAGCTTTTGAAATAATTGATATCCAGTTAGAACCTTTTTGGGTAGGATATGAGGAATTTAGAGATTTCTTGGAATTAGAAGATACGGATAGGGATAACGAAGATAAGTTAAAACAAGCATTAGCTGCCGCTATCGAATTAGTTGAAGGCTATACCCACCGTCATTACGGCATACGGCAATATGATGAAATTATTGAAGTGAAGGATACGGATCGAATTACTTTAAAACGGTTCCCGGTAGATACGGTAGTAGCTATAACGGCCACTGTTAAAACAATTCCACGAGATTTAACTAATATTATTCAGGAAACATTGACAAACGATGAGATTTCATTCTATTATAGGTTGGATGATGAAAACGGAATTATAAAGTTATTGGATTCTGCGGGATTTGATTGTAATTATGATGGAATTCTAATTGGTATAAGTTACCTTGCCGGATTCGCTACCGTCCCCGAACCTGTACGTCAAGCCGCTCTACATTTAGCTGCGGCAATTAATTCTTTGAGTTGCACTGAAGGTATAGATACTATGCGGTTTGCCGATTTAAGCTTTTCTACGGATAAGCAATTATTTAAAGATCATATAAAGGAAATGCTATCTCCATATAGGAATAACTTTCAAGTATAATTAATATGTCTTGTTTAAGTGGATATCTAAATAAAGATTGTATAGTTTACGATATTGATTTTTCACAAACTACAGAATCAGGGCAACCTATTGAAACTCTAACTCAAGTTAAGACTATCAAATGCTTATTTACCGATAATGTAAAACGACTATATCAACTATTTGATCCAGGGCAGATTAAAGTAGGATTATTCATCCTATTTACTATAAAGGTGGTGACTGAAAATCAAGTAGTTGAAATTGATAATGTTAAATATAGAGTCACTAGAACACGTCCTATAAATCCTCTTAGAAATCGTCATATAATGGGTTACCAATCTTACGTTGAACATTATAAGCATTAATGCGCAAGTGGTATATTTGTGGGTGCGCATGTCATGATATGGCGGGAGTTTATCATATTATGGCTTGTTGCTATAAATGTCCAATTTGCGAAATAGATATTATAACATTGTATTTTGAAGAGCATATTTATGATTGTGAAGAAAATATAAAGGAATTCCACAAATGCAAAGAATTCTCTCATTAGATCGAACACATTTTGAATGGCAATTTTTTAGGGCCGGGGGAAAGGGCGGTCAAAAACAAAATAAAACTAGTTCTGCTTGCCGTTGCATTCATCGGGCATCCGGCGCTGTTGGAGAATCTCGCGAAGAGCGCAAACAATCCCAAAATAGAAAACTTGCCTTTTTAAGATGTGTTAAGAGTCCTGTTTTTCAGACATGGATTAGGATGCAAGCTGCCAACATCGAACAAGCTGTAGATCGTATGATGTTGGAAGAAAACATTAAAGTTGAGTATTACACGCCAGGATGTGATTAAGGTTAGTTTTGACAAGGAATATAATAGGAGAAAGGATATTAGAAAACAGTATAGAGATTCAAGGCGTTTTGATCGGACCTGTAGAGCGCATGGATCATGTAGTTATTGTGTACATTCTAGAACTCATACCCATAAGAAACGTCAATTAATAGCTGAAGAGAAACTTTATGAAGATTCCGATTGGTATTTATGGTCTGGAATGATCCAATAATACTCGCGATACTTACTCTTTGGGCTGTTCTTATCGGATTACTAGTTATTGTAATTAAATTTTTTAAGTAATGGAGAAGGTGATGAATCAAGATAACCTTATTGTAGGTTTTTTAAAGGTACGTAATGAAATTATTAGGGAAGGGAATATTTATAGATGCCTTCATAATATGCAAGAATATTGTGATGAGATATTTGTCGCTTGCGATGCGAGTTATGACGGTACTGATGAATATGTGAGAAGTTTGATTCCTGAAGATCATATCTTACAAATTAAACCCCATGAACAAGACTTTCAAAATGAGCTATCCGTAAAACAAAAATTGCTTGATTTAATACATACAAATGGACCTTGGCAATATATATGGTGGATGGATGCAGATGAAGTATTAGACAAAAATGGAACTGCTAACATACGTGATTTTTGCCGTGCTAATGCTAATCCAGTTAGTAAACATAAAGCATGGAGTTTCCACTATCAACAGTTATGGAGAGGAACTAGATGGGCGAGAATTGATTCACAATTTGATGACGGCTGGTTTGTCAAATTATGGAGATACCATCCAGAATTATGTTTTGAGGTGGTGACCGGTACTCACAATCGACAATTTCCCGTTCAATTTGATGAAGCTTTAAGAACCGGATTAGTGGCCCGTAGTGAGTTTGAAGTATTACATTATGGGAACTATGGGGATAATTTAAAGTGGAAATGTATCCAATATTGGGGCGGTTTAGGTGGGGTAGATCGCCATATGAA